GGCCATCTCGTCGCCGAGGGCCGCCCGCCAGCGGTCGGAGTAGTCGCGGCGGTCCATCCGGGCGACGGGCGGCCCTGAGAACATGGGCTGCTCGGTGTAGGAGCGGATGAGCTGCTTGACGCACTCCACGTAGGCGTAGGAGGCCAGCAGGCCGCCCCAGAACTGGACCGGGTACTGCGGGCCGCCGTTGCCGTCCAGGGTGTAGCTGCTCCACGGCTGGGCGACCGCGTTGATCTTCTGGAGGGCGATGCCCATCATCTGCGCCGCCCGGCCCCGCGACCAGTGCGCCTGGAAGTACTCCTGGGCGTTCGGTCCGCCGCCGGCCGAGTCGAACAGGTCGGAGAACCGCACCCACACCTGGTCGTTGAGGAAATCCTGCATCTCCGGCGGCAGCATGTCGTAGGACGGGTTGGCCGGGCCGATCTCCAGGTAGGAAGCGTACTGCTGCCCGGCGCCGGAAACGGTGTAAGCCCAGTCCAGCTCCGCGTACCCCGGCGTCTGGGTGTCTGCGCTGGACGGGGTGATCACGTAGGTGCCCGTCGCCTCGTGCACGGCCGTGTACGTGTTGACCAGGGCCTCGCTGCCGTCCGGGTTCTGCATCAGCAGCCGCCCGGTCACCGAGGCGCCGTCCGGGTCGGCGAGAACCCCGCCGATGTAGATCGCGAAGGTGAGCGGCGGCTGGGCGAACTGGGACAGGTAGGTGCGCTCCCGCCAGTCGATCAAAGAGGGATCTACGGTCATCCGCCCTCCCCGCTAGAGGACGTTCCCGGACGCGAACGTGGAGATGAACGCGATGATCTTCACGCCCTGGAGCTGAACGCCGCTCCAGTACCAGTTACTGAGCTGCGTCTTGATGCCGATCTGGTGCTGGCCCTGCGAGACCGACGGGATGACCGCCAGCGAGGTGGCGCTGGACCCCGCCGTAGCGTCGCCGTGGTCGTCGTCCCCGGTGATCCGCACCTGCTCGGAGAAGCCTCCCATGTTAGAGACGGTCCCGTCGAAGGTGATGGACTGCGTGACCACCTGCCAGGCGTCCGCTTCGTAGGTGTAGTTGGCGGTCGCGATGATCGACAGCGCGCACGGCCTCGGCGTGGTGAAGGTGAGCAGCCCGAAGTTCGCCGACGACCCCTGCCTGAGCCCGGCGTCGAGGTAGAACCCGCCCGCGAACACCGGGGCCGAGTCCCGCAGGTCGTTCCAGCCCGTCCCGCTCCAGTAGCTGGTCTGCTTCAGGTCGGTCATGAAGATGAGCCGGCCCGCCTGGGCCGTCCCCCAGCTCGGGCGGGTAGTGGAGGTGCAGATGTAGATCCCGGGAGAGGCGTCCAGGATCTGGTAGTTCGCGGTGAAGTCCGAGAGCTGGAACGGGTCGCTCTCGTCGTTCAGCTTCAGCCCCAGGACCGTCGAGTAGGTTGCGATGTCAGCCTCCGAGGCCCGTGCCGGACTTGACAGTGCCGTCAGGACGGTAGATCGGGTTCACCGTGTTCGCCGGGTCAAGCGACCCGGTGCCGACGTTGATCGAGCCCTCCGAGCCGGGCTGGGCCTCGGCGTAGTTCAGCGGCACCACGTAGGACGACCAGGCGGAGAACGGCCCCAGGCCGAGCTGGTTCCCGGCCGCCACCCGGAAGGCGTACCCCTGGTTGTACGGTGTGGTCCCGTCCGGGTGGTAGATCACCGGGGTGTTCTGGATCAGGCCCTGGGTGAAGACCGCCGACACCGAGCTGGGGTCCGCCCCGTACCAGTAGTCCACCGTGATCGTGTCGCCCGCCTGGGCGTTCACCGAGCCTTCGGCCAGCGCGACCGAGTAGGAGGTCCACGGCCCGGCGCCGGTCACCGTGACCGTGTAGTCGTAGCCGTACTCCAGGACCTGGCCGTCCGCCTGGAGCGGGTCCGCCTCGCCTCCCGCGATCTCCCCGGAGGTGAGGATCGACTCGGCCGAGGAAGTGACGTCCCGGACGATGAGCTGGGTGGGCGGCGTGAGGATGCCCGTCTTGGTAAGTGCCGGGCCGGTGGTATTCGCCGCCGGAGGCTGCGCACCCGAGGTGGTGGGGTTCGCCGTCAGCGTCAGGTTGGTGCCGATCGCCGTCGGCGACCCGGCCGTCTGCTGGCGGTAGAAAGTGCTGCCGCCCGCCGCCGTGACGTAGGCGTACCACCCGGTGGCGCTGGTGGCAGCGGACGGCGAGGCGATCACCAGGTCCTGGCCTGAGGTCAGCGTGACCGACGCGGCCGAGGAGGCGACCGTTTCGCCGTTGGCGTTCACGTAGGTGACCTTGGCCTGGTAGGTGCCCGCCGTCAGCGTGCCGCCGGAGCCGCTGCCGGTCACCCCCGGGGACGCCGGGGCACTCAGTGCCTGCGCGAGGAGGACCAGCGTGTCGGACTGGAAGGTCGGCTGCCCGGCGGTGCCGCCGCCGGCCGGGGCGTCCTGCCCGTAGTTCACCGGCTGCCCGGTGTAGGGGACGTACATCGTTCCGAGGGTGGTGGACTGGAGCAGGTAGTACTGGACGTAGACAGTCCCCGATGGAGCCGCCCAGGTGATCTTCGCGCCCCGGTTGACGGCCGTGACCTGGGAGATGCTCGGCGCGCCCGGCACCGACGCGGGCGGGTTGGAGTCCCAGTAGGTAGCGTCCCCGTAGCTGTAGCTGACGGCTACGTTGTTCCCGGCGGTGAAGTTCGTGCCGGAGGTGAACTCGATGTACGCCGCCGTGGTGGGGCCCGCGCCCGCCGTGGTGACGGTGTAGTCGGTGGCCGCCACCAGCGGGGTCGAGGTGGAGGTGTCCTCCACCGTGACCGAGGAGGGCACCACGCCGGCCTGGCTGAGGTAGTAGGGCGTGGAGACCGCCGCCGCGCTGAACGTGTCGGTCTGCGACGCCAGCGCCGTCGGGGCGGCGGGCGAGCCGATGTAGCTGGTGTCGATCTGAGTGGCCGCGTACGAGGCATCGACCGGCACCGGGGTGGCGGCCACCTGGTTGCCCAGGATGTCAGTCAGGGTCGTGTCCTTGCTGGACGCGGCGACCCCGGCCGACGGGGAGCGGTACCCGGGCGGGCTGGAGTACATCGACGGCACCAGGTCGGAGCCGCCCGAGACGATGGTGTCCAGGGTGCCGGACAGGTAGTTGGTGCTCGGGCTGAAGTTCTCCGGGAGGTCCCCGCCGTAGACGCCCTCGGTGTCCGGCGAACCCGGCCCGGTCCACCCGAAGGTGCCGGGCCCGGTCTCGGCGACCTTGTACTCCGAGCCGGGCGAGCCGGTCTCCGAGCTGGACTGGGTGCCCATCGCCGGGTCGGTGAGGGAGCCGCCGGCAGCCTGGTCGCCGATGCCCGCCACCGTCGATCCGGTGGTGGGATCGACGGACGCCTTGAATGCGGTGCCCATCGGGGCCGCACCCGGCTCGCCCTCGAAGTCGCCCGCGCTGTAGGACGTGTCCGGGACGGTGCCGTAGCGGTAGGTGACCCGGGCGGTGTCGCCGTTCGACGAGGCGGAGGACGAGGACATGCGGGTGACGGTCCAGGAGACCGTCTCCGGCCGCGTCCCGGTCATCGCCAGGGTGTAGTCGGTCCCCTCAACCAGGGCGGTCGAGGTGGTGACGTCGTACACCGTGATGACGTCGGCTGTCGGCGCCGCCCCGGCGGTCTCAAGGGCCGGGTAGGAGACGACGTACTGCTTCGACAGGGCGGCCGGGGTCCCGGACTCCAGCGTGATCGTGTCGGTCTGCTCGGCCGCCCCGACCAGGGGCACGCCGTAGAAGTCGGCGGGGGTTGTCATCCGGCGCTCCGGTCAGTGGTCTCGTCAACGACGGTCATGGGGCCGATCCCGGAAGCGTGGTTCTGCCACGGCGCGGTGTGATCGCGCCAGCGGACCGCTCCGCTCCCCGGGTCAAGCTCCAGTCCTGCCTCTTCCAGGGCGCGCCGGGCGCGCCCGGCGGCATCGGTGACCCGCTGCCGGTCGCCGTCCGGGTCGCCCCGGTTGACGGTCAGCCCCGGGCTCGTCTGCACGACGTTCGGGGAGACGGCCTCGTCCTCCGGGTCCATCGCCCGCAGCGCCCACGCCAGGTCGGAGGCGCGGGCGACGTCGAACGCGGCCGTCACCCCGCGCAGCTCGGTGTGGGGCGCGTCCGGGCCGGCGGTGTCCGACGTGTCGTACGTCCCGGTCATCGCCGAGTGGTCCGGGTTGCGTCCCCACGCCATGTCAGAACC